CCATCATATGCCCAAGCATAACCTTCAGTAATCATCTGTTCGTTTAACGAAAGATCAGATTCGCCAACATAGAGCCAACCAAGAAGCCTACCATACTTCCCAACGCCACCCTTAAGTTCAGTTCTAATAGTGAGTTCTTCATCACCCTTAATAGTCTCAGTCAATTTTTCTTTTAACCAATTAGTAGCATCAATACCCAATGCTTTTTCTTCTAAGTCTCTAGTTCTCTTCTCTGGAGTGTCTACTCCTGCAATTCTTACCCGTTCTTTCTTGAATAAATCGAATCCAAGATCTATTAGAACATCTATCGTATCCCCGTCCAATACTTTTACTATCTTTGTCACTCGGAAGTTGTAACAAGATTTCCTGCTTGGGGGTGTCATTGCTCCCATCTTCGTACTCCATTTCAGCTAGTGCATTATTTATAGAGTCTTCAGGGTCAGTTCTTGTCTTCTCTGCCTCATGCTCTCTAATCTTTTGTATTGCTTCACCTACACTAGGCCATTGACTAGCATCTGCTTTTGGTGCAAAATATCCTGCACCAATAAAGGTACAGGCTATAACTCCCAACAAACTAACAGAAGCAACTACCTTCTCATTAGCACGAACTCTAAGGGTGAGCTCCTTTGTATGGATCATCATGTGTTCCACTTTCGCTTCCAAGACTGCTATCTTGGTTTCCATGCTGTGTTCCGTCATTTGGATACCATGTATCATACATGAATATGTAGTATATACTAACACCAACTCCCACTAAAAGTAAAGCAAGCATTATATTTATTGACCAGACTACATCACTCAATCTCTTTGTCTCCAGTCATCAGACCTCTCATTGTGAAACCAATCTACTACATCTTGTGGGTCACCAAAACCCCTACGATGATGAGTTGAATCGGGGTCTCCAATATTCAACTCATTCAGAAAAGAATCTGTTGGATCTGCAGCTATTCTTCTTGCAGTGTTTAACATACCTCTAGCAGCAGTATTTGCTTTTGATAGTTTCTCTGCCCATATCATATCTTCTAGACTAACTTCAACTCCAGAACCTATATCTTTACAGATTGCGGTTAACCTTAAACGGTATTGTGTTGATAACATATGTTAATAATTGTTATTAGTATTATTTAACGTGAATGACTCCTTTCATTCCAGCACCTTCATGAGGAGCACACTTAAAGTTAAAATCTCCAGTATCAGCAAACACAATCTCTTGTGTTTCACCAGGAGAAAACATTAATGATTCTCTTGATAGATCTGCTCTACCATCAACAATAATATTGTGAGGAGGTAATGCGTTATTAATAAAGGTAACTGTCTCACCTGCATTAACTGTAACCTCATTGGGTTCAAAGACCAAGTTACCTTCGTAACCCATCTGTATATCAGCAGCATATGCTGTTGATGCTAATGAAAAGGAAAGAAATAATGATGTTAACATTATTGTAAGTCTACTCATCCACCACATAATTTCGTGTTTTAAATTGTTTTTCATATTTAGTGTCCCATTGGGATACCAGATGCCATAAGATTAGAGATGTTATTCACCTCTTCTGTTACGCAATAGTCAATGAAATGAGGATGTTCCCTTAATGCAGGAACATCCTCCTTGGATTTCTGTATTGCTTCATATGCATCTACTGCATACTCACATATCTCATGGTGTTTGTGTTGTAGGTCGTGATAACCTACTGTGTAATGCTTTTGTTGCGTTAGGGGCATGATTTTTCAATCCCATACTATCAAATATTTATAGCACAGATTGGGTAATTTTGCCTAGTTCAGTGTGGACATGCTGACTCTGTTAGACTCTCACAACAACATCCCCATCATCATCATCTTCATCATCTTCAATATCATCAATTCTTTCTTGTAATGATTTATATAATAGATCATTATCATCTTTATATTCAAAATTTACAACCATTAATTGATCACCCTGTTTGACATCAGTCATTTCAGGATGAATAGATTTTGTTACGATTCTATTCTCAACATTAATTGTCGATTTAGATTTTAAAGAGGAAGTAGTCATAAGACTCCATCCTCTAATTATTGAACGGACAGCAAAAAATAAGAGTGCAAACCAACTAACAGTAAAAATAAAATCTGTAATTGGATTCATTTTATAACTTATAAGAACCCTTTGTATCAGTATCAGTAGTAATCTTAAGAGGTGCTTGCTCTACTCTAATAGTTTGAACAGGGCCAGCAGGTGCCTTTGCCATGATTGCTTCAATGTCTTTTGCAGTAACAGGAGGTACTCCACCATTTGCTCCATTACCATTACCATTCATCTTCATGGTACCATCACCTTTCTTAGATGCGGTCTGGATGCCAAAGCTAGCCAAAACCCCAGTGAAAACGGATGCAATAAATGTCGGATCTATTTTCTGTTGTGGAACACCTGGTATGGCCACGTAATTTAATGTCAAGATCCCTCCAGACCACACAAGGACTCCCAGCCGTACAAATGTACTGATGATTGCTGCTTGCTCGTCCTCATCTGGAAGAATCTTATCTTTGAGTTTACCAAGGACACCTTTAGTCTCCTCTTTAACTTCTTCTTTTACCTCTTCAGCCATAAGAATATTAATATCTATTCTTATATAGGAATATTAAAAAGGAGAACCTGGAACAGGAAGACCTAAACCACCATCTGGAACAACAGCTGAATCAGAAGGAGATGCAAGATCAGGTGTTCCTATAGGAAGTGCTCCTCCACCCATACCACCAAGGCCTCCCATAGACCCCATAACTGATTCCATAACTTTAGATTTAACTCCATCAATGATGGATGCCCTATTGAGGTATACGTATAACCCACTACCAACAACGGCACCAGATACAGCGAAAGACGCAAGAGCAAGTACATTAACTATTTTTTGCATTTGTTATTTTTCAAGTGATATATTTATAAAAGACTGTTTGTAAGCATTATAGTAATCAACTACACCAGCACTTATAACATACTTTTCAACCCACTCATCGGCACATTCATATATTGCTTTATTATTTCCTTCATGTCCGTACTTACTCATAAGAATTTTAAGTACTTCTCTTCTTAATTTTAGTTTTGCTTCACTTAAGGTCACTATCTTCCCCCAACCATTGCAATGAAAAGATTTCATGATCATCAGCGTTTTCATCATACCATTCTTCAAACTCTGAAAATATAGCAAAGGCATCATCTACAGATTTTGTAGTCTCTTCTACTTTTCCATTTTCACAAAGAACATGAATTCTTTCCCGTGACCAATTACAGGATTCTTCAAGAGTTTGTTCTAAAGTTTGCATAGTCTTTACGCATATAACGGCCAAGAATATTGCTATTATAGTATGCTGCTTCTCCATTGTCAAGAGATTCACTCAAAACATTATTGAGAAACAACTGTCTAGTCTCTTCGTAATTTACATCTCCAAGTCTGGTATGTAAGGAGAGGATTTCTCGCTTGAACGCAGAGTTTCCAAGTAACTTTCTATCTGCACTAAGTTCTGAAGAGCTTCCATAGTATCGTTTCCAGTCACTCTCAGACGTAACCCGTCTCTTGCCACCTCTAGGCTTACGTTTTTGGATGAAGTATTTTCTTCCGATGTATTTTTTCCCTGTTGTGAGATTAGTAATACAGTAGACGAAACCGAAGAAATCACCAATATTATCAGAAGTGAAAACAGTACCTTTGTAATACCAGGGATTTTCGTAATCTCCTTCCATCCCATAATTATATCATTCTTCGTTATTTAGTTCTTTAATTGCTAACAAAGTATCTAAAGGAATCCAAGCAGGACGTTCCTCTCCAAATTGCACCTCAACCTCAGTAAAAACTTCCTGATAAAATCTACTATACATTTGTCTTGTGTTTAAAACATCTCCAAAAGGACTCATCATTTCAACCTCCAACTAATTTGTCATGATCATCAACACTATCTATAATTGCTTTTTTCATCTCTTCCAAATCCCACTCTATCTCAGAGTTTAAATCCTGAGAAAGAGTCTTTGGTAACGTCTTGTTTGATTCCTCCAACAATGTAGGATTCGACTTCTGTTTCTTGTGGTGCAACTTGGAGTCCTTTAGAACTAATCCAATGCTCTGTCCAAGGAAGTGGGTTATTTTTTGCAGGTATGTCATAGATTGGTTTAAGTCCTAGTGATTTTATTCTACGATTGGCAATCCACTCAACATACTGATGTAATAATTTATCATTCAATCCAATCATAGATCCATCTTTAAATAAGTATTCTGCCCATGCCTTCTCTTCACTAACACATCTTTTATAAGATTCAATTAACCAAGGTTCTTGTTCCTTAGATATTTCTACCATATCAGGATCATCACCCCTCTTCCAATAGTTTAATATATTCTGAGTTATGGCAAGGTGTTGGTTTTCGTCTCTTGCAATAAGAGATATGATTTTTGCACTTCCTTCCATAAGTTTGAGTTCACCGAAAGCAAAAGAACAAGCAAAACTGACATAGAAACGAATACCTTCAAGGATGTTAACATTAGCAACTGCCCTATATAAATGTTTTTTCAAATCTTTAACTGTCCATTCTGAATTAGGATGATTCCTCATATCAGGTTTCCAAGCATTACTCTGATCATATTCATGTGCATAATTTATAAAGTCATCATATGCCTTAGTGACACTTGCAGCACGTTCAAGAATCTTTTCATCTCTAAGAATAGTATCAAATACTTCAGCAGGATCTGAATAGATATTCTTAATAATATATGTGTAAGAACGACTATGAATCATCTCCATAAGTTGCCACACATTCATACATCCTTCTAATTCAGGAAGAGAACAATAAGGAGCAAAGGCCATACCAGGTGCTCTACCCTGAACACTATCAAGCATAGTCTGATACTTTAAATTAGAAGTAAAGATATGCTTTTGTTCTGGACGTAACTGTTGATAGTCACCTCTATCTTTTTGTAAAGAAACCTCTTCAGGCCTCCAAAAGTATCCTAACTGAGACTTAGTTAAGTTCTCAAATGCAGGATACTTATATGAATCATAACGTTGAACACCTAATGGAGCACCAAAAAACATTGGTTGCTTTTTAGTATCAACCTCATTGGTATTGAATACCGTCATTTTATCAATAGATTTAGATTGCACAGCTTTCACAAACCTCCTCCTCAGAGTTCATAATATCATTAACCAAAGAATCTAATTTAGTATGTCCTTGAATACCAACATCTTCAGAAACAGGAGCACTTAAATCAATTTCATCAGTCTTTACATCATATGTATTTTGATAATATGATGTCTTCCAACCCAACTTATAGGTCGTCAATAAATCATTTGCCATTACACTAGTAGGAACTTCAGAACCTTCATAATGCTCTGGATTATAAGACCAGTTTCCACTAATTGCTTGGTCAAAGAATTTCTGCATAACTGCAACCACATTAATATAACCAGTATTATTGGGCATATCCCACAACAAAGTATAGTTATTCTTAAGTGTACTGTATGATGGAACTATTTGTTTAAGTGGGCCTTTCTTTGATTTCTTAACGGACAAGTACCCTCTGGGAGGTTCGATTCCATTTGTGGCATTGCACACAACGGAACTGCTCTCCGATGGCATTTGTGCAGACAATGTTGAGTTCCTAATCCCATACTGTTGTACGTCTCTCCGTAGAGTCTCCCAATCGAGTAATAGGTCATTTGGTACAATCTCATCTACGTCCTTCTTATATGTATCTATAGGAAGTATCCCTTGAGCATATTTGGTTCTATCAGAATATGTACAAGCACCTTTTTCTTTAGCAAGATTAACAGATGCCTTAATAAGATTATACTGGAATGCTTCAGTTAAGTTATGAATCGATTCCCATGCCTCTGGATCATCATATTTAAGACTCTGTTTAGCGAGGTAATGTGCTAAACCAATAAAACCAATACCAAGGGATCTACGTGCCTTTGTAGCGAGTTCTGCTGCTCTGACGGGGTATCCTTGAAAATCAATAAGTTCATCGAGACTCCTAACACTAAGATCACAAAGAACTTCAAGATCCGAAACATCCCTAATCTTTCCAAGATTAATAGCACTAAGGATGCAGAGAGCAATTTCTCCAGTTTCGTCATCGATATGATTGATAGGTTTAGTTGGTAATGTAATCTCTTGACACAGATTGCTCATCTCTACCTTATCCAAGAAGGATGAGTGAGAGTTACAATGGTCAATATTCATAATGTATATTCTACCAGTTTCTGCTCTTTCTTTCAAGAGGTCTAATATTAGTTCCTGAGCTCCAATTGTTGTTCTTGGAATTGAATCGTCTGCTTCATATCTTACATATAGATCATCGAAGTCGTCAGTTCCAAAAGCATTATACAACCCAGAAACATCGTGAGGACTGAATAAACTAACATCCTCGTTTCTAATAAATCGTTCATAGAACAACTTACTTATTTGAATACTATAATCTAACTTTCTGACTCTGTTGTCTTCTGTTCCTTTGTTGTTTTTGAGGACGAGGATGTCTTGAATTTCTTGATGCCAGATAGGAAAATGGACAGTGGCTGACCCTCCTCTAATGCCGTTTTGAGTACAGCATCTAACGGTGCTTTCGAATTTTTTAAGGAAGGGAACAACACCTGTGTGTTGAACTTCTCCACCCCTGATTTTACTGTTGATGCCCCTGATTCTACCTGCGTTAATGCCGATACCAGCCCTCTGTGCGACATATTTGCCAACAGCCATATCACTGCTAAAGATGCTATCGAGGGTGTCATCAATATCAACCAGAACACAAGATGCAAACTGACGAATGGGTGTTCTGACCCCTGCCATGATGGGGGTTGGGATGTTGATTCTGTGCTTGGAGATTGCGTCGTAGTATTGTCTGACATAATTAAGTCTTGTCTCTTTTGGATATTTAGAAAATATAGTTGCAGCTATCATAAGATACATGAACTGTGGTGTTTCATAAACATTCCCAGTACTTCTATCTTGAACCAGATACTTATCAACTACTTGCCGTAATCCTGCATAAGTAAACAGAAAATCACGGTCATGATCTATAAATGATTGTAACTTATTATACTCTTCCTCTGTATATAAATCAAGAATTTCTGAATCATATACACCTTTCTTTACACAACGTTGTACGTGTTCCATAACAGAAGGATTCTCATGCATCCTTCCAAACAACTGCTTTCTCAGAGCAAATAAAAGAAGCCTAGCAGCAACGAACTGGTAGTTAGGATGATCAAGGTCGATAAGATCAGAAGCACTGCGAATGAGTATTTCTTGAATTTCCCCTGTGGTAATCCCATCATAGAACTGTATTCCTGAATTTATTTCTACCTGACTAGCAGATACTCCTGCCAATCCCTCACATGCCTGTTCTACCATAACATGCATTTTCTCAAGGTTAAGAGGTTCTATACTACCATTCCTCTTCTTAACTTTGGTGCCGTTGCTCATACCTTTTTCCAGTTGTTGAATTTAATTTTTGCTTCTAAGTTAGAATATATATTCGATTCTAATATGGACATTATATCATGTCCAGCAAGAACCATATCATTAACATCTTTCTGTTCTACTTTACTTGGCCAGATGATAACCTTATCTCCTCGGTCAATTGTTTTGGAGATTCTGTTGACGATTTCTCGGTTGCGAGGTTCGTTATCATAAACCCAAATATAACTGCCCCAACCAAACGTCCGAATATCAATATCGGAGCCGCACATAGCAACCGAGTTCTCCACGAATGTGGAATCGAAAGGGCCTTCAATGATATAGATTGGTTTTGTTTCATTGATTTTATCTAATCCGTAGATCTTTGGTGCATCATCATTAATCATGATGGTAATATATTTAACAAAGTTTGGGCCTAAAGCCCTTCCTTGTATTCCGATTAGATTACATTCTGTATCATACATTGGAATAATAATTCGACTCTCATCCTTTTTGATGTTGTCGAATGTTTTCTTCTGAGTATTTACCCACTTTTTAAACTCACGTGCAAAGTAAAACTTAGTAGGATCTAATCTTCTCTTTTCAAGATATTCCTTAGCAACAGGAATTTCTGATGCCTTTGGTAAATCTATCTTCTTTTTAAAAATTGGTTTCTTAAATTTAAACTTAGGTTCTTCAACTACAGAACCCTTACCAGTATGACCATCTCTAAACTTCTCCATCACATATTGTTTATGAAGAGTAGTGTCTAACTGTTTTAAAAAATTACCAAAAGTACTAGAGGCACCACAATTATGACACTTGAAATTCATATCTGCTTTTAGGGGATACAGATATCCTCGTGTCTTGTTCTTGTGCTTCTGAGAGTCACCACAGATAGGACAACGAAAGTTGTATAGGTCTGCCTTGACCCTTTTAAATTTTTGTAGTCTGGAAGAGACTAATCCAATATATTTGGAATCAACCAGATCCATTACAAAGGTATATTACAATATCTCTATTATACTTGCTTCTGCTGGAGGTGTCAATACTGCACCAACAATTCTTTGCCCAATAGGACTTACAATGAAACTTATTATACTTAACGCACCAAAAATTGACCACATTTTCTTTTCCATTAAACGTAGTCTGTCATCTACCTTACGAATATCTCTCTCACATCCCTTCTTAATCTCCGCAGTCGAACGACTGACCTCTCTATGAAGCGATTCAATTTTCTCGAATAATACTGCATCTATTCTATCCTGCTTATCTAATTTTTCATCGTGGACAGCAAGCATCTGCCCCATTTTGATGGAGTTATCACTAAGAGTATCTATTACACGTTCAAGTCTTTCTAATAAAGGGGTATTATTTTCCATTCTTCTTCAAATCTTGAATCCACATTCTACGTGAACCATATCTTCCTACTGGAGTTGTTTTTCTTTTCTTTTTAAACACAGGAGGTGTTTCTCCTGGTACTGCTCCAGCAATATTACCACCACTAACATTATTGGTGGGAGCACCACCCATCATTTCTTCATTCAAACCACGAACAATATCTCTTATATTTTCTAAAGGTGAATCATTCATTTTAGAGTTCCTTTAAGGCGGTCAGGCAATGAGCATCTTCTTTAATCAAAGTTATTTCTGTTTGGGGAAATTCAGAAATTCTATTTAAGAATATAAGAAAACTCTTTAAGTAAGGCCAGAGATCTTTTTCCAAATTGTAAAACAATAATGGAGTAGCAGCATCATTAAAAACATTAAACAAAACTGTCATGTGATTTAAAATAAGATGAACCTTAAGTTCACCTGTATTTTTATATCGTTTCAATAATCTCTTAATATATTTGATACGCTTCAAGTCATCTTCGAAATCTTCTTTCGTTAATGCTTGAGGATTATCATAGAATTTTATAGCAAAGAGCATATAATTGCTCTCATTCAATTCATTAAACTTCATATCATATCACATAAATTAACCGTAGTTAGTCGTTAGTTGGATATAGGAGACTGTTAACACCAGTTGTAATACCAGACATGGCCACAAGTGTTTCAGACTTAACTCTTAGATTATCATTACAATCAACATAAGTTGTAACACCAACCCATCCTTGGCTACTAGCAGCAAATGATCCGTAACCCATTGAGGTACTTATACCATAAGTCGTTCTATCAGAACCAATATCAGCCTTTTGACCAAGTTGAGAATCCGATACAGTATATTTTGGAAGTTGACTTACATAGAAACTAGTAGCAGCAATTGCTGCTCCCGATAATCCAGTAGTAGAACCAATTGTGCATACTCTATGACTTGTGATTCCTGTAATGACGGCATCACCAAAGTAAACACCTGTTCCACCCTTTAAACCAAACCTTATAACATCACCAACAGCAGCAGAACCAGCATCTCCAAATTTAGTACTGTTTGCTGCACCAACGGCACTAGTGACTGTTCCAGTACTATAATCCAATGTTACAGTCCCTACAGACGCTTTATTATCAGAATTTCCCCAAAGAGACATGTTTTTTTACCTATTAAAAATTCTTTTCTTTAGATATTTATATATCTAAAGACTTACCTAGCCTGAATTGCCTTCTCTACTTGAGCTAATAATTTATCATCCATATCAGTTTTGGTAAGTTTAACTGCCTTACCTAGTATAACAAGACAAATTTCAATTAATTTTTCTCCCAGTTCTTCGTTCTCTGGAATCTTATTAACTGCATCAGCAATAATTTTTGTTGCAATTGGTAGTAGAAAGGAAACCATTATCTTACTTAATAACTAATCTATATAGCAATTATTTTTGAATTTTTTCAGAACCTCCTTCAAAATCATGAATACTTTCTGAACCACCTATAGCAAAAGGATTATATTTTGCTCTTGCTAACCTATATGCTTTTTCGTGCATGGTTACAACACCCTCTGCATCTTTTTCAAAATCGGGTGTTGATTGATGGCGTGAAGAATAAGCATCTGCTATCTCTTCTTCAGGTCTTGGATTGTATGCATCGTCTGCATCAGAAGATCCGTACATATCAAATCTATCATTAGTTGCTATTGGCATATCATCAAGGGGATTGTGTGGTTCATTGAACCAAGGATCATAAGGAATTTTTGGTAAATTATCAATCATAATATTTCTTTCCTGCCCTCATTCTACCAGATCCTCTTGAATCTGTAAACTTTATTCCATGTTTCTTACTATCTGATCTAACAGAATCAGATTGTTTTTTTGCTTTAGCTGCTTTTGCTTTCTTATAAAAATCCACAAACTTCTGCCTATCTTTTGCCCTTGTTTCAGTTCGATCAAATCCTTCTTTAACATTATGATGACTCTCTCCACATTTTATACAAGGATCTTGTCCACAATCATCACAATCACAATTATTTTTTTCTTCCACTTTCACAGGTTTATTATGCATCTTTTTACTCCCAATTTTTTTCTTTAATTTTTCATAAGAAGAATCACATGAAGATTCCTCTTTAACCTTTTCAGGAAGGCCTTTATGTTTTGTTTTAGCAAACTTCTTAGCATCTTTCATGCTAATGTCACCTGCAACATCTGAAACTTCTTTGGATGGATTCTTCATGTCACCCTTTTGGGCGGCACGAACCATTCCAAAGAATCGTTGTTGTTTTTTAGAAACTGCTGGCATTTAACATTTCCATTTTCTAAGAGCCTTATTTATCCTCGAATCAGGATCATTGGCAGTCTTTGCACTAGTGAGTTTCTTTTTCATTCCACCCATACGAGCACAGAATGATTTCTTTCTAGAACCACCTTCTGGTTGTGGTGCTTTTAGATCAGAACCAGGATTCTCACGTTCGTAAGACTTCCTACCCTTCTCATTTAATCCACCTTCCTTATTCTTACCTGCTTTCTTTGTCCATGCTGCTCCTTCATCTACTTTCTTTTTCTTACCATATGTTATACAAGGATCTTTACCACAACCACAATTCTTTTTCTCTTCCTTCACACTATGCTTCTCACCCTTCATAAGTTCACCATTTGGCATCACATGATGACCTTCTGGTATTGGTTTACACTTATGATCTTTCTTGCAGAAGTATTCACCCTTCTTACAATTTTTTGAACTACCATCATTATGTTCTACATTCAATGTCTTTGGATAGTCCTTCTCACCTTTCCTTGCAGGTCTCTCTCCTCTCTTTCTCTTAGCATGGATGTTATCCCAGAGACCTTTCTTACCTTCTTCTATGAATTGTGTGTAAGTTTTCATGTTCCTTTCGTATCTCTCATGGCAGCATCAGCATCTTTTGCTGATTGACGACGTTTTGCGATAGAATCTGCTGGAGTAGTTCTCCTATTACCATACTGGACTCTATCCTTTTCACCTTTCACTTTTTTCTGCTGACCTTCAGGTTTACCAGTTTCTCTACGAATACTGGTTCTAACTGCTTGCATTACAGGACTAGAAGTACCACCTTTCTTAACTGGACTTCCTGGTCTCTTATTTAAAGAACCAGTTGCCTTACCAGTTTCCTTACCATAACGATTCAATTCACTAACAACTTCTTCCTTTACACCCTTCTTACCACCAGGAACTCTCTTTGTTCCAAAGTGTTTTGCAATACGATCTTCTACCTTTTTCTTTGCGGCTGGATCTGCCTTACTAAGATCAGCAGTTCCTTTATATCCTTCTAAAAAGTTTTTAAATGTCTTCACTTGATACCCCTTGCTCTAATTTTATTCATAATAAGATTTACAAAGGTTGGAACCTCTCTACTATCACCACTACCTTGAATGGTTGCTCCACCATCAATTCCACCACCATCAAAAGTTACACTAGCAACTTGCTTATTGGTTTGGTCTTTTAAAGGTTTATCATCGGGATTTAATGATTTACCTTCTTTATCATATCCATACTCAGAATCTTCTTTGACTTTCACACAGTTATCAACTGTCTTACCACCTTTCTTTTTGGTTCCAGCAAGTTTATATCCATCCCAACATTCCTTACCATCAAGGCCTTTTTTCTTACCTTCAATCACATTCAAAGCATCTAATGCTGATTGAACTGTTGGATTGATTTCTTTCTTCACAGTTTCCTTTTCAGAAATTACTTTACCTTCTGGTTTATGAGATGCTGTAATATCAGCACCAGCACCAGCTCTTACTGCTTGTAACTTCTTCT